CCAGCCCAGCCGCCGCCGGACGGCCACCGGCAGCGGTTCCTGGCCCCAGCTGCCGGCGATCCACCGGGCCACGGCCACGCTCAGCTCGTGCCGCCCGAGCGCCACCGTGCGCCAGTAGGCGGTCCGTTGGGTGAGCCCGTCGGCCAGGCAGTTGCCGCCTTCCAGGCCGGTGCGGCAGCGGATGATGCCGCAGTGTGGGCAGCTCCACCCGGCTGGGCGGGCGGGTGCGGTGCGCCATAGCGGTCCGGCGGGGGTCAGCTCGCCGGCGGCCGGTAGCTGCTCGGCGCGTGCGAGCAGCGCGGCGTCCTCGGCGTCGAGCCGCCGCCGGCCGACGATGCCGGACCACCACCACAGTCCGGTGAAGGCGCCGGCGATGAGCAGCAAGAGCACGATACGGATCATGAGCGTGTCCTCTCTGGTTGGTCGGCGGCGAGCGTCTCGGCGAGCCGGCACAGCGGGTCGACCGGCTCGCCCCGCAGCCGGTGTCTGCGCGCCCCGGCCGGGCTGCCGCACGGCCCGGCCGGCGGCTGGTCCCGCAGTGACGCGCGCTGGCAGCCGCGGCCGCAGTACCGCTGGCTGGGGCGGCGGGGCGCGAACAGCGCCCCGCACTGCTGGCAGGTGGCCAGGGCGCGGCCGGTCCGTTCGGATGGGGTGCGGCCGCCCCACACGCCCCACCGTTGCCCGGTGTCGACCGCCCATCGCAGGCAGGCACCCTCTACGGGGCAGCGGCGGCAGATGGTGACGGCGGGCCGCACGTCGGGGTGGCGGCTGGAGGCGCCGCGTTCGGCCGCGATTGGGAAGAAGATCTCTGGGTCGACATCCCGGCAGGCGGCACGAACCCGCCAGTCCGGGGTGTGGGGGGTGTGGGTGGTGTTCAGCTCAGGCAGACGCATCACGGCCCCCCGATCTCGCGGGCGATGGTGGCGGCGTGCCGATAGGCCGCACCGCGTGTCCGGTAGCTCTGGTTGGCTGCCAGCTCGATCGCCTGCGCGATCTCCTCGGCGACGCGGGTGTCGTAGTCGTCGGCGAGCACGGTCGGCTGGTTGGTATGGACCGCACGCTGGAAGGCTGCGGCGAATTCCTCGATCTGTTCGCGGGTGATGTCGTGGTCAAACCGTAGGATGATGCCCGGCGCTTTAAGCCAGCCGGCGGCGGTGAGCGCGTCCAGCACCGCCCGGGCGAACCCGGCGAACTCGCCCAGGTCGCACGGCAGGCCTTCCTCGGACCAGCTACAGCCATCACCCGAGCAGGCGTAGTCGTGGACGGCCTTCGCCGCCAGCTCCACGTCGGCGTCGGTGTACAGCGGCTCAGCCATCACCGCCACCCTTCGAGGTCATCCTGCGAGCGGCGGGTGGCGACCGGGCTGCGGGCGGCCAGCATCAGCGTCCGGCAGATCCGGCCGTGGAGGATGGCGCCGCGGCGGGTCCACGCCCGGCCCTCGATACCTTCAGTCGCCCAGCCGCCAGGACGTCGGACGATCCACAGCCACCGGCGCCAGTACCCACGGAGGCGGACGGTGTGGAGGGTCAGCCCGCCACGGCTGTCGACGATCACTGGCCGGCCTCCTTCGAGTCGCCCTGTGGCACGCACTGGCAGCCCTCTTTCATCAGCCGCCAAAACTCGTCATCGAGTGCGGCGTGGACGGCCAGCCGGGTGGTCCTGCCGCGCCGCTGAGCCGCCTGCCGGTCGCGTGCGCGCGGGTAGAACTCCCGCCACGCCTGCTCCTCGGTCGCGTACGAGTCGCGTGACGACCCGCGCAGCTGGGCCACGAGCAGGCCGAACGGGTGGCCACACGCGCGGGAGAACACCCAGTCGCACTCGACCAGCGGGACCATCAGGCCGTCTACCTTGACGTACAGCTCAGCCATGGCCGGCCTCCCTGGCGCCGTCGGGGTGTGAGTGGTGCCTGTAGCACTCGCAACAGGTCTGGTCCCGGCTGCACTCGGGGCAGCCGGCAGGGCATGCCGGGCAGTCATCCGGCACCTCGTCGAAGCGGCACGAGCAGGCGCAGATGCCATCGTGGCCAACCGGCAGGTTGCAGAAGTGGGCGCCCAGTACGTCACTGCTCCAGTCCTTACCGCAGAGCTCGGGGGCCTTCCGGCTGGCGGCGATCTCCCGGTCGAGCAGCGCGAGCTCGGCCGCGGCCCGGGCGTGCCGCTGCGCGAGCGTCTCGGCGGGAATCCGGCACATCAGGGTCAAGGTGACCGCCCCTCCGGCGAGGGTGCCGGTGGCGACGTGCACGTCCACCCCATGGCCGGTGGCCCAGATGCCAAGCGGGATGCCGGCGGCGCGGGCCGCCGCGTCCACCAGCTCGGGGTGGCCGGCCGGGTAGTTGAGGGTGATGCTGGCGGCGTCCGGCCGGTGCTGATCCAGCAGCCGGCCGAGGATGAGGCCGGTGGTGGCGACCGTGAAGTGCTGGTAAAGGGCACGCGGGTCGGGGCTGACCGCCGGCTCCCGCTCCGGGCCGCTCACCGGATGGCCCTGCTGAGCCGGACGTGGGCTTGGGTGATGCGCACCAGCCGCATCATGTCGCTAATCCCGTCGGCACCGAGCGCGGCGTCGACGGCGTCGGCGAACACCTGGTAGTGGCTGAGCAGGTCGGCCGGGGTCCACTGGCCGGCCTGGGACCGGGGGTCGCCGACGCGGCTGCCCAGCGGCCCCGACCGCGGGTCGGTGCTAGTCTGTTCCTGGCTGTTCATGGCAGCCTCCTTTCGGTGGTGATGTGCTGGCCCCGCCTTCGGGCGGGGCTGGTGTGTGTCTGGTGGCGGCCGTCAGCGGCTGCGGCAGCGGCCGCCACCAGAGAGCCGGCCCGCCCGGGCCGATGGGGGGCCACAGCCCGGGCGGGGGTCTGTGTCGCACCTCGCACGGCCGCCCGGCCGGGCGTGTAGACCACGTGGCCTCGGCGGGCGGGCAGCTGGGTGCCGCCGGTGCGGTGCCGGCCGGCGGCAGGTGTCCGGGGGAAGGGGGAGCCCACCGCCGGCCGGCCGGCCCACCCGGCTTCCATCCGGGTGGGAGTGTGGGCGGCGCCCGCCCCCGCACCCCAACCAGGAGCGGGCGCCGCCACCCCGGCTGCAACCGCGACACCTGACGCGGGAGCCTGGGGGGCCACCCGGCGGACGTGAGCCGGGTGGGGTATCAGAAGCTGGGTGGTGATGAAGCCGGCGCCGAGCAGCGGGATGGGACCGGCGACCAGCAGCAGCCACAACCCGACGGTGGTGCCGGCGATGGCGCCGCCAATGGCCAGGGCGGTGGGGTGGGTGGCCCACACGGCCAGGTGACGGCGGATCACGGCAGCCACCTCCCGGCAGCCTTGGTGCGCCGGATGCACGGCGCCGCCGCTTTGCACATCACCAGCGGTATGCCGCCGACGGTCCGCGCCTCCATGGTGGCGTGCTCGCCGCGGTGGTCGCGGCAACCGAGACAGCCCTCGGCGTCACAGGCGTCGCAGCGGTCGTCCGCGATGTGAATGGTCGCCTGGCGGCTCACGACGCACCACCGTGCGGGCAGTAGGCGGATGACTCGGGGAGCACGCGGTCACTCTCCAGCCAGCACCGCTCGCACATCGGCCCCCACGCTTGAGGGACCGGCGCGTACAGGCTGGGGCAGCCGAGGTCGTTGTCCCGCTTCAGACTCATGATGCCGAGGACGCGATAGCCGAGAATGGACCCCGGCTGGGTTGCGGCGACGCGCGTGATGGCCATGCTCACCACCCCGCCACGTGGATGATGACCAGCGCCACCGCCCACCCTGCGGCGAACCACAGGGTCAGTAAGGCCCAGCCGCGCAGGTGCCGGGCCAGCGTCGGGTCCCGGCGGATCACTGGGTCACCTGCCGCCCGGCCAGGTGGGCATCCAGCCAGTCACGTACCCGGCAGTCGGCCAACGCGGCCCAGCCGCCCACGGCGGGCCAGCGCCAGGTGGCCGGCATGTGGCCGGCAGGGTGATGCTCGAACGTGATCGTCTCGTCCGGGCTGCCGGGCATGACCGACCGGACCGTAGCCCACCGGTCGGTGATGCCGTCCACGGTCAGCGTGGACACGGTGCCGTCTGGCATGGCGATGGTCAGCGGCTCCCGGCGGATCATGACCCACCGCCCGGGGTGGCGCGCCGGGTGGCGATCAGATCCCGCCACGCGGCGGTCAGCGGCGTGTAGGAAGCACCGATGTCGGCTCTATTGAAGCCCAGCAGACGGGCATCCTCGTGGCTCAGGGTGTGCCGCTGCAGGAAGGCCGAATACACCCCGGCGAGCTGGCCCCCGATGCAGCGGACACAGTTCCCGAGGTCGAGCTTGTCCCGGTCGATCCGCTGGCGCCAGCCAGGTTCGCGCTCGTCCAGCCAGGCGCCGCCGGCGGCGACCCGCTCAGCGATGGTGCTCACGGCGTGTCCTCTCCGGTGGTGGCCGGGTCGATGCCGACGATGACGGTGACGGTGGCCAGCCCACCGCCGGCGTGCAGCGGATGCCCGTCCGGGTCGCGCCGGGTCCGGGTGACCTGTAGCCAGCCGCCGTCCCGGGTGGCGCGGATGGTCAGGTCGAGCAGGTCGGCCGGGTCGACCCCCCACGCGGTGAGCGCTGAGGTGAGGGCGGTGTGGGGGATGGCAACCGGGTCGCTCATCACTTCTCCTTGGTGGGGTGGTTGAGCCGGCGCAGCAGTTCGGCCGCCGGTGTCAGATGGTCCGAGAACCCGGTGGTCTCATGGGCGCCCAACCGGTCGGGGCGGGGGTCGTGCCGGTCGGGCTGGTCTCCGGCGCGGTGCCGCAGCAGCAGCCACGGCAGCATCAGCAGCGCGGTCGCGCAGCCGGTTCGCTTCGCGCTGCGCCTGGCGTGTTTGCGGATGGCGGCTTTCTGGGCGCGGGTGAGCCGGCCGGAGCGGATGTGCTTGCGGCCGTCCTCGTACCCGTTGAGGAACCCGTGGCGGCTCACTCGGTCACCGCCGTGGTTTCTGAGGCCGGGCACAGGCTGTGGCCCGGCTCTGGCCGCCGGTGGGTCGGCAGTATGGTGCCGCCGCAGACCAGCCGCAGCAGCCGGCCGCATTCGGGGCGGGGGCAGCGGGCGGTGGGCTCGTCGAGGATTCGGGCGACGTGGGCCACGGCGGCGTCGCGGGCGTTCGCGCTCACGACCCCACCACCTCCGGCGGCCGCAGCATGTGGGCGGGCGTGTCCGGGTCCATGCACCAGCAGCCGCAGCCGGGCTCACCACACGGGTAGTGGTTGTCGAGGTCCTCCCGGCATTCGGGGCAGGGGACGGTGTCGCCGGTGAGCGGCTGCGGGTCGCGGATCATCGCACACCTCCGGCCGGCTCGGCGGGCTCTCCGGTGGCGCAGGCCCAGTGGACCTCCACCGCCACCGCGTTGTAGGCCAGCCCAAGGGCCGCCTTGCGCTGCTCCTCCGGCCAGCCGCCGGGGCCGAGCGCGACCAGGGTGGTGTAGTCGCCGGCGGCGAACGGCACCTGGCACGCCGGGCAGCGGTCGGCGACGGTGGGGTGGTCGGCAGATCTGGGGCCGAACTTGCGGCGGCTCATCGCACACCGCCCGCCTGCTCGGCGGGCAGCATGGGCTCGACTTGCCGCAGCGCCCCCCAGGCGGCACCGTGCCGGTACGCCTCGACGGCCTGCGTGACCAGGTATCGCAGGTCCGAGGTCGGCGGCAGGCCGCCGTTGGCCAGCCGCGTCTGAATCTGGGCCAGCTGTGCGGCGGCCTCCTGGATGGCCCGGACGGTGTTGTCCCGCTCGGACCGGACCTCCTGCTCGAAGGCGCGGCGGACCTCCGCCGGTGGGTGAGCCATCACCGTCCACCTCCCGCCTGCTCGGCGGTGGGTTCGGTGTCGCGGATCGTCTCCGCGAGCACCGGGCGGCTGACCAGAACGCCGCCAGGTGGCGGCAGCAGCCGGAAGTGATCCAGGCTGCCGTTGACCCACTCGGCGCGGCCGCTGTCGACCCAGGCGAACACCGCCCGCCTGATGTGCCAGGCGCCGTCATACATGGAGTCAGTGATCTCGTGTCCGGTCACCTGCTGGATCACGGTGGGGAGGTGGCTCACGTCGCCCACCACCAGGTGCATGGTCAGGTGGCGTTGAGTGTCACGGATGTGTTCCTGATGCCTAGCCCAGTCGTCGTGCAGGGCGTCGTCCCGTTCGGGCACCAGGCTCCACGCGGGGTGGTCGGCCGGTAGTCGACCTTCGTAGGCCGCGATCTGGGCCGCAGAGTAGAGGCGCCGACTCAGCGGCGGCAGCGCAGGAGCAGCCTTACTGCGGCCGGTCATGCCACACCGGCCCGTTGGTTGGCCCATGCCACGAAGTCGTCGATGACTTCCTGGGCGGTGGTGGACCCGTCAATCTCGTAGAGCTTCTTCAGGTCGTCGAGGGCGATCTCGCGAAGCTCCTTGAGCCTGGCCTGACGTTGCACCCGCCTGATGGTCTTGGCGCCGATCTCCTTGCGGAACTCGGAGACCACCTTCTTAACCTGCTCGGCGGTCGGCTCCTGGCCGCCGGCCAAGTCCACGGCGCGTCGCCACAGAATCTGGATCTGGTCCTCGTAGCCGATCTTCCGCAGCGGAAGCAGCGAGCGGACGATGTACTCCGCGCTGGGCTTTATTGCTCCGCGGAGCAATAAGTCGGAGACCAGCCTGTGCGCGAGGTTCCAACGACGAGCCGCGCCGGTTGACAAGCCGGTTTGCTGCAATAGCCAGCTGGAGAACCGGTTGAAGGACTCCGGGTCCACAGGCCGGCCACGCCACACCTTGTTCTTCGGGGCCGGGATGTCCTTCACCCAGCGCTTGTCCTCGTAGACCGCCACCATCTCGGCGGCCCGCTGGATCGTGCCCTTCTGGGTCTCACCTTCCAGCGTCCGGGACTGGTCCACCCAGTCGCGGATGCGCGCGAGCGCGGCCTCGTACTCGACATCGTTCAGTGGCTGGCTCATCAGTGGTTGCTCCGTCCGTGGACGTGGTTGGTCACGCCGATGCCGGTCGCGGTGATGGTGGAGCGCTTGAGCTGCTTGCCCGCCTCGGGTGGGGTGACCTGGACGTTGAGGTTGTCGACGATGACGGTCACGACCACGCTGCACAGCGGGCAGGGGAAGGTGAGGCTGTTCTCGCTCATCAGGCACCGCCCGCCGGCTCGGTCCGGGTGTGGCCGGGTACTAGGGGGCCTGTTCCCTGCCGGCCGTCACCGGCAGGTACTGAGGCCCCGGTTCCCCGGCCCCCGGCGCCCGCCGTCGCGGGCGAGTCTGCGGTCTCCGCGGGGAGCAGGTCGGCCATCGGCACGCCGAGCGCCCGCGCGACCAGCTCAAGGTCATCGGCGCTGAACGGCGAGGGCGGGGCCGCGCGGAGGTGCCGGTGAACCCAGTTGTGCGAGACGCCCAGTTGGCGGGCGAACTCACGGTCCGACAGGCCATCGGTCGCGAGCCTGGCGACAACGGCCTGTCGAATGCTGACGTCTGCGGTCATGACGAGAAGAGTGTCACCGAATCGGTGACGTCGCAAGTGCCACAAGGGTGGCAACCGCAGATCCGTCCGTTCGGTTGACACGGACGTCATACCATTGGGTGTGGCCATCGGCACGGAAACCGTGCCACCATCACGTCATGTCCACCGATGAGTCGCTAAGTGACTACGTCGCCGCGGAGATCCGGGCGATGATCGCCCGCAAGCGCACGAGTGGGCGCGGACTGGCGGAGCGTCTGGGTGTCTCCAGGTCGTGGGTGAGCTACCGGCTCACCGGCAACACGGAGATCACCCTCACCGACCTCGAACGCATCGCCGCCGCCCTGAACGTCCAGGTTGCGGAGCTTCTCCCACCGCGGGGAGACGTCATGATGGGGCGATCTTCCCCCGCCACCCGACCGGCCACCACCCGCATCCCCCATCCGGCCGACCCCAGAAGTGCACGCACCCCCTCCCGCCGACGGGCCGAGCGCCATCCACCGCGCCCGGCCTGGACCACCACCCCAGCGACAGCATGAGCACCGCCGGTCACCCTGAGGTGATGACCGCCACCCCGGCCGACCTTCACCACCTCGGCGCCTGGCTCACCCACCTGGAGCTCGCAGGCCACCCGGCCACCACCGTCGCCACCTACCGCTCGGTACTCACCCGCGCCGCCCGGGAGCTGCCGCACGGGCTGTGCGCCGAACCCCCGGAGATCGTCGCCTGGCTCGGCGCACACCGGGCGGCGAACACCAGGGCCGGCTACGCCACCGCGCTGCGCGCCTTCTACCGCTGGTGCCTGGCCGGCGGGCGGATCACGGTCGACCCGACCGCCGGGCTGCCGGTACCGCGGCAGCGGCGCGGGGTGCCCCGGCCGGTCACCGACGCCGAGCTCGCCGCGCTGCTCGGGCGGGCGCGGCAGCCGGTGGCGACCTGGTGCACGTTGGCCGCCTACGCCGGGCTCAGGTGCTGCGAGGTGTCCCGGCTGGCCGCGGCCGACATCACCGAGCAGGTCGTCTACGTGCTCGGCAAGGGCGACAAGCCGCGGGCGGTACCCACCCATCCGCTGGTGTGGGCCGCCGCGGTCGCGCTGCCGCCGGGGCCGGTGGCCGGTGGCCGCACCCCGGCGACCGTCTCCCACCGGATCGCTGGGGAGGCGCGGCGGCTGGGCCTGGCCGGGGTGACCGCCCACCGGCTCCGCCACCACTTCGCGACCCGCACCCTGGAGGCCGGCGGCAACCTGCGCGTGACTCAGGAGCTGCTCGGGCACAGCTCACCGGCTACCACCGCGGTCTACACGCAGGTGTCGGACGTGGCCATGCGGGCGGCGGTGCTGGGGCTGCCGTGCCCTACGCTGGCAACATGACCGAGACCGTAGGAACGACCGCAGGGGTCACGCCGACCATCGGCCGGATCGTGCACTACCGGCTCAACGATGCCGACGTAGACCTGATCGCCCAACGTCGGGCTCACCTGAAGGCTGCCGGCGGCGGTGTCATCGGCAACTCGGTGGCCGCCGGCGAGGTGTATCCGGCCAACGTGGTCCGGACGTTCGGCGGTGGCGGTGACCCGTACGTCAACCTGCAGGTCCAGCTGGATGGCTACGACACCTACTGGGCGACCTCCCGGGCGGAGGGCGACGGGCCGGGCACCTGGGGCTGGCCGCCCCGAGTCTGATCAGCGCCTGGACCCGACGCTTGCCATCCCGCTATGCATCTGTCATGCCGGTATCATGAGGGCATGTCTACCAAGGTCACCACGGTCCGGCAGGACGCCGACCAGCACAACGAGCTGGAGCTGGTCGCCCGGATCGACGGCATGCCGGTCTCCGAGGCGATCCGGGAGGCGATCGCCGCCCACATACGGGCGCGGCGTGCCGACCCGGCCTTCCAGCAGCGGCTGCACGAGCGGGTCGAGGCCGACCAGCGCATCCTGAAGCGACTGGCGTGACCCGTGGTTAACATGACCAACATGAAGCCGACCGCCGCGATCACGTACGCACTCCCACCGGCACCACCGGAGAGTGTGACCACGTTGTGGGTGGTAGATGACGGCGAGCGTGCCCAACGCGGCACCACCGACCCGGCAACCTGGTGTATCTATGGTGCTATATGCCGCTGGCATGAGGTACTGGCGCTTGGGCCGCTGACCACCGTTCAGCCCGAACTGCCGGCAGCCGACGACGATACCGACTGACCAGCTCACCGGCGCCAGCGTGGCCGCGGCGGATCCGCCGGCAGCTCATCAGCCACCACCAACCTGGGCAGCCGATCCGGCGGCAGATGCCCCCGGGTCGCCACCACCCCCAACTCCCGCTGACCGGAGGAGCACAGCGCCACCAGCTCCGTCCAGGACGAGGTGTAGGACAGCGGCCGCCAGCCGTGTTTGAGCGTCCAGTCGGTCAGCTGGCCGAGCCAGCGGAGCATCTCGGCACCGTGAGGGATGTACAGCACAGCACGTAGGGATGGCATACGGGGCGGGTCTCCTCACTCCCGCCAAGGACGAGGGGTTGCCCGCTCAACGATCCGAGCCGGTCTCGGGTTGCTGTGAGCCGGCTCACCCCGGGTCAGTGCAAAGAGAACGTCTGCTTGTACCGTCTCCAGCACTTCATATGCCGCCGCCCATTCCAGCGCACGTACCGCTGCCAGCGCCAGATGGGACGTTGGCAACCGACGCACGTGGCGTCAGTGGCTAGTAGCACGATGGTCTTGCGCATGTTCAGTCCCCTTCGGTTCGATTCGGCTCACCCGACTGGGGTCGCCTGTCCGGCCGGTGGTGGCGGGCCGGCGCCGGGGTTACCGTCGCGCCGGGGGTGTGGGGTCGGGCGCCGGCCCCTCGCGGGCCGGCGCCTCCCCCGCCTAGTCGTTGTGCCCGATGTAGTGAGTGATGTCACCGACGAGGTTCACCAGAACATGAACTTGTAGTACGTCGTCACGGCTTCCACTCCTCCTGGTAGTCCGGGTGGTGGCCGGCGTATGGCAGGGCCAGCAGGCGCAGAACCATGTCGTAAGCGTGCAACTGGCCTTTCCGGTAGTCGAGACTCGCACGCGGTAGAGACCGATGCTTGTCCAGAATGGCTCGCTTGGCCGCCACCTCGGCCAGCACCCGCGCCGGGTCATGCCGGGCGATGTGACGCGCATCCGCCTTAGTGCCGGCACTGCCGAAGTGCTCAATGTCCATCTCGGCGTCCATCCGGCCGACCAGCTCCTCCTCAACGAACCAACTCAACGGGTCGGGCCAGTTGGGCGTCCACGCGGCCCGCGCCACCGCCTCGTCCTCGTCCAGCCTGGCGAGCAGAAACTCCACCAGCGTCACCGCGCCGCCTCCTTCCGCCAGTTGGCGCCCTTCCCCGGCCGCGACCGGAGCGCCTCATCCAGCCGCGCCTGAAGGTAGAGCTTCTTCCGCCCGTCCAGCATGGCGTCGGGGGCCAGCCGGAGCCGGGAGATCGCGGAGGTGATGGTGTGCGGGGCGAGCCCGTAGCGGGCGGCGGCCTGCTCCACGGTGAGCGCCAGCCGCCCGTCGAGCGTGATCCGGATCTTCACGGCCCCTCCTGTCCGGTGCCGACCCGCAGCACCCCAGCACCAGCGGCTAGACGCTGGTCGATTTCCTCATTGAGGTACGGGTGCTCGCGGCCGATGCCGGTCGCGTACCACCAATCCTGGCTTCCCTTGATCCATGCGAGCCCGATCTCGGCGACGACGCTGTCCTCGGGCAGGTCGGCGGCGCGGGGTGAGGGTGGCGGGTCGGCGGGCATGATCCTGCCGTAGGGCGCCGGGCAGTCGCAGCCGCCCACGTCACACCCCGCCTCGCGATGGACAGCCACTTCGTGGGCGCAGGCCAGGCATCGGAGCCCCTTCGGTGCCGGCATGCGTAGCGCCGGGTGAATGTCAGCCATGCCCCCAGGGTACACCTGATGGCAGTCTCAACGTCGTACTCGCAGCCATAGCGCGTCATCCGAACGGGTGAACTTCCCCCAGGGACTTGTGTTTGCCGTGCCAGTGCTGCATACTAGAGATACAAAGACATAGGGGTTCCGGGCCAAACGAGAAAAGCGGCCACCGCGGGTAGAACCGCCAGGGACAAGAGAATCGAAGCCTGGTGCTTCGAGGGGAGCCGATCGTTTCCCCGCACTCCCACCACGACACCCGACATGCTCGGGCTGGCTGCGGGAGGCAAATCCGACGGCTCCCCTCGAAGCACCAGGACAGCACCTGCGGTTACGTGGCCGGCCGGGAGGCCAGGCAGCCGAGAGAGGCACCCGGGAGGGTGCCGAGCACACCGGATCATCGGTCACCCGCCCGTCAGCGGGGCGCGCCGAGTCCCCCAAGGGTCTGACGGGGCCACCGGGGGGCGGGAGCCGACACCGGCCGGCCACGCAACCGCAGGGCAGCAATCCGAAAGGAATCCAGAATGAGCACTACCGTTGATCTGATTGCGGAAGGGCCGTACCCGCCGATGCCGACCGTGCGGTACTGCGATGTCGGAGGCGAGCAACTTGAGCGCGACGCTGGGTGGTGGCTGGTCGCCGATGTCGGCCGCGGCTGGGTGGCCGACCGTGGGGCAGCCTGCGGTAGGCACATCGGCCAGACCCCGGTCGTATACCCGTTGGCGCGGCGTCCGGCTGACCGGTACGGCGCGGCGGTTCAGGCGCAGGCACAGATGGAAGCGGCACCGACCCGCTGACCCGCCCGGTGCGGCCCCGGACCCCGGGGCCGTGCCGAGTCGGCCAGACTGGCAGACCTACCGAAGGAGATCACCATGAGCACCACACGGCATTTCCGCTACGTGCAGCAGGCCGACGGCACGATCATCATGCACACCCGCGACCACAACGACCACTGGCAGGTCTGCTGCAAGTTCGTTGAGACCGGCGAGGACGGCGAGCGGACCGCATTCCCCGGCCCGTCGCTCCGGGAGCCGACCACCGGCTCCGACGCGGTCGGAGACTCGGATCCGGACCTGATCGCCTACCGGCATCTGACCGCCTGGCAGGATGCGTGCGCCCAGTGGGGCCGGGAGCACCCGAGCGAGCGGTTGCCGCTGCACCTGCTTGAGGAGCCCACCATCCCCACCGACACCGAGGAGCCCACCATGAGCACCACCGACACCACCACCGCGCTGGCCCTGATCGACGCTATGGACCGGCACTACATCACCGGCACCCGCCCCGCCCTGCCGGCCGCCATGGCCGAGCTGGGGCTCACCGACACCGCCGTGGCGGCCGAGCTGCTGACCCGCGGCGCCGAGCTGCAGTACGCCCGGGACCACGGCCTGGACGAGCTGGCGCAGCTGGCGCTGGTACTCCCCCTGGACGCGGTGCGGGCCGACCAGCCGGCCGCCTACGCCCGGCTCACCACGGCGCATGTGGACGAGTGGGCGCCGGAGGTGGCCGCCGGTGGGGAGACGACGGTGGCCGCCCTGCAGGAGATGCTGGCCTACGTCACCGACTACGGCACCCTGACCGACTACGTCACCGGCGAGCAGATCCGGCCGGCCACCGCCGCCGAGCACGCCCGGTCCCTGGCCGCCGGCGAGACCGGCGCCTTCGAGCTCGACGGCCGCAGCGTGTTCGTGGCCGGCGGCCCGGAGTCCTGACGCTGCCCGGTCCTCACCCGCTTCGGCGGGCGGGGGCCGAGTGGCGGACAGCCCGCCCAACCGAAGGAGTGGATCATGTACAACAGCTACGAGCTGCTAGAGGCCCTACAGGGCGGCCCGCTCCACCTGTCCGGCGGGCGGCATGGCGGCGCCATCATCCACCCGATGTCCGCAGGGTGGGACCACTATGGCCTGAACCTGGTCGAGTGGACCGACGCCGCGGGGGCGGTGTGGGCGCGGGAGTGGACAGCCACTCCGGTGATCCAGTTGCGCCACTTCGTGGCGCTCGGCTGTAAGCCGGACCGGCCGATCCCTCGGCTGGACGAGGCGACGGAGCGGGCCAGGTGGGACGCCATCTGCAACGCCATGGTCGGGACTCCGTCCTGACGCCGCCCGGTCCCAACCGCCCCAAGGGGCGGCGCGGATGAGGTGGGCCTGTAGGCACGGCGAAGGAGCCCTCCCGGGCTGTCACCCGGGAGGGCTCCTCTGTTCGGCTTGGCCGTCAGGGGCGGAAGTCGCCCTTGTCGGCGTTCGGTGGGCGCGGGTCCTCCGAGTTGTTGCCGTTGCCCCCGGCGTTGACACACATCCAGCCACCCTCGCTGGGGTTGGCCGTGGCCTCCTGGCCGGGTGGGCAGGTGATCGGGTCGGCCTGTGCCGGGCTGGCCGCGGCGCCGACGCCGGCGGCGACCAGCGCCGCGACGATGAGCAGCTTACGCATGATGCTCTCCTCTGTTCGGGTCTATTATCTCGCGGCCCGCCGACGCTTGCGCCGGTAGGCCAGCCAGAAGTGAATCGGAACCCACAAAACGAGCGCGCCGATCAGCGCGGCGGTCAGCTCACCGGGGACGTGCCGCACGATCAGCGTGGTCCACGGCTCGGTGTCGGCGTTGCTGTCGCAGGCGGCTAGGACCTCCATGCCGATCACCAGCCCGGTCAGGCCTAAGAACGCGATCCGCCAACGGGTGGCCGGGCTCACGTCGGCTCCGCTTTGATGATGCTGGTCACCGTGATCCGCTTAGCCATCATGGTGTCGATCTTGGAGTAATGCGCCCGTATCCCGTCCCGTTCAATGGTCACCTCTGCATCGTCTGGGACGCCTTCCGCTGCCGTGATCAACTTGCGGAGATCGCCTAGGGTGAGGCCCCAGTTGTCGCCGTTGTAGACCGTGGCGGTGCGGACCAACTCGGCGGTGCGATGGGCCTGGGTGGCGCGTTTCTCGCTCACCGTGGCGCCTCCCATTCCCGCCGTAGGGTCGCCTCCGCCGCGGCGAAGTTCTCGTCCTCGGGGTCGCCGAACCGCCATAGCTCGTTGCCGTCACCGAGGAGCTTCCACCCGACGGGCTCGCCGTCACGGTATGACAGCGCCAGCGCCCATCCGCGGGGGTGGAACACGACCCGGTTGATCAGCCACAGCAGTCCGGAGTCCCGTAGCTCGGAGAACGGCCGCACCGCCTTGTCGTCCAGCTCGTGCTCACTCACCGCGGCGCCTCCCGTTCCTGCCTGGCCACCCGGTCCGCCATGCCCCGCAGCTCGGCCGAGGTGAGCGTCGGCAGCGGCGCCGGCTGGGGGATGCCGTACACCCCGCCATAGGTGCCGACTGCGGCGACCGCGACCAGCACCCACTCCAGCGGGGTGACGCCGCTGTCGACCAGCGCGGTGCCGAGCGCGATCAGCCCGGCGAGCACCCCGCCGGTGATCGCCTTCACCTGTTCCCTGACCGGTGTCATCGCAACCACTCCTTCCATGAACAGGTCGATGAATGAAAAGAAGTCCTCGCCCGGCCGGTGGGAGCTTGCCGCACGGATCGGATCAGGCATCGTCATCCCCCTCTCGCTCAGCCGCATCGTAGGCTCGGCGGCTCCGGCACGGGCCGGGTCAACCGTCGGCCACGCAAACCCACCACGTCTCTTGCCGAACCTGCCGCTCCTCCAAGGTGGTGCCCTCAGGGCACGTCGGCCCCGGCTCACCCTGCGGACCCGCTGGACCCGGCTCACCCTGCGGACCCGGCAGCCCCGGCTGGCCGATCTCACCGGCCGGGCCTGCCGCCCCCGGGTCACCGGCCGGACCCTGCAAACCGTCCGGGCCGGTGCTCCCGGTCGGGCCGGGCTCACCCGTCAGACCGGTGGGGCCGGGTGGTCCTGGTGGTCCGGGCAGCCCCGGCGCTCCGGGCTCACCCGGCTCACCCCGCAGCTCCTCCGGGTCGATCACGCATCGCCGGCCGAGCTGCTCCACCTGGGTGCACAGCTGCTCCACCGCGGCCCGCGCCTCGGCGGCCCGCTGCTCCTGCTCGTTGACCCGGCCGGCGAACTGCCACCCACTGAACCCGAGCGCGGTGAACGCGACGACCGCAACCACCACCGAGGCCACCGTCCGGCGCCGCCGCTTGGCGATCACCTGGGCCAGCTGGCGTGTCTCAGCGCTCACCGGCCACCGTCCCGCCGCAGCGCCGCCAGCTCCGCCCGGAGCCCAGCCGCGGCCTCCTCGGCCGCGTACCGGGCGGTGCGTTGCTCCTCAAGCTTGGCCCGGATGTCCCTGACCCGCTGCTCAGCCCGCTCCGCCCGCGCCTCCTCCAGGTCAACCGCCTGCCGGTAGTCACGCCGATCCCCACGGTTGGCCACGAGAAGGTAGCCGAACGCGGCGAGGAGGCCGCCGGCGCCGCCCAGACCAACCACGGTCTCAACCACATCGCTTCTACTCTCTCGCCTCGTCCAGCCCACCGAGCGCCGCCCGCACCCCGGCCTCCGCCGCGGCCACCAGCCGCTCGTCGGCCACCTCGCCCAGTTGCTCGCGCAGCCCGGCCAGCACCGACGGCACCAGCACCTCCCTGATCTGTTCGAGCAGCGTGGTCCGGAACTGTGTGAGCGTTGCCTCGATCCCGGCTGCCGTGTCGCTGTCGGTCACCGCGGCCAGGATCGCCACCTGCCGGGCCTCGATGTTGGCGGCACGCTCGGCTGCGGCCACCGCCCAGTTGCGGATGCTGGCCAGGTAGCTGGCCGCGGTCCAGAACTGGTTGGTGCCGGCGGTCGCGGCGGACGACGGGGCACGGATGATGCCGTCCGTGTTAAAAATCTTCTTAACATCGTCGTTGGTGAGGGGCATGTCTTCCTCCTTGGGTTCGAAGAACCGCTGGAACGGGCCCAGCTTGGAGCGCCGCTCGGAGTCCCGGTAGTACGAGATGTGCAGGTGCCCCTCATGCGAGTCGCCGACCGCCCGGCGCACCGGCGACCAGCCGGCGAGGTGGTCCCACCGGTACGCCCGGCCGTCCGACCCGGGACCGATCAGCTCCCGCACATCCGGCAGCCGCCCGGCCCGGGCTTCGGTCACCATGAAGGCGGTCAGCTCCCGCAGCCGGCCGAAGCTGCCCACGTCCAGGGCGGCGGCGGCGTCGGTCAGCCCGGCCCGGTCGCGGGCGGTGCGGGCCGAGTAGTCGTCGGGCACCAGCCGGTCCTCACCGCAGTGGTAGCCGCCGCGGTGCGCCGCGTCGCCAACGATGCCCAGCGACGCGTCCGAGAGCCCGGTACGCGGGCGCAGGTAGGCCCGGGCGTCCAGCAGCGTCTGCGGTGCCAAGCTCATACCGGGCGTCCTCCAGTCAGGTTACGGGGCCGACGATGATCCGCCGGTGTGTGATCGCACCGCCGGAGCCACCGGCCACCCGGTGGACGGTACGCACGAAGTGGGTGGCGCCAACCACCAACCCGCTGTGGGTCTTGGAGATGCTCTGCCCTTCCTCCGCGCCCGACGTTTTGGTGGCCACCGCGTTGTTGTCGTTGCCGGCGGCGAGCAGCGTCCCCGCCGCGGAGGTCCCCCTGTACAGCTCGTAACCCAGCCAGATCCGGTTGGTGCCATCAGAGTTGATCCGGCCGTTGACCTTGATCTCCGCCTTCCCGGACGTACCGGCCACGAAGGTCGTCTCGCAGGTGCTGGCTCCCGGAATGTAGGTGGTGCTGGAGATCCCGGTCTCGTCGGCCGTCACGTCAGCCTCTTGAGTGGCCGGAAAGTCCAGCGCCCGGATCGTGTCACCAGCCTGCGGCATGCCTCATCCCCCTCACAGTCCACGCTTGGCTGGTACGGCCAGCTCCACCGGCTCACCCGCGGCGATGCTCACCCCGGTCACCCCGGCGGTGACCGGAGTCTGGTCCACCGTCAAGGTCTGCACCGCGCCCGTCGGGGCACCAACCGCGGTCACCCGCAGCACCACCCCCCGCACCAGGATCAGGAACGGGAAATCGGCGCTCTGAGACCACAGGTCGTTGCCGCCGGTCTGGTCCTCCACGGACAGCGCGGTGTCGGTACCCACGTCGAAGGTGGACTCCACCCGGGAGTCGTACGGGCCGTAGCGCATCGGCGCGTCCTCGGCCGGCTCCTCGGCATCATCGGCGTAAAGGCCGACCTGGAACGGCCCGGCCGCCGTGGTGTGCACGTCGAGCAGCCATTCCTCGGTGCGGATCATCTCCGTGATGCCGAGCACCAGCTGGGAGATGTCCTCGGACGCCACCCACAGCGGCACATTCTGTACGACCACCAGCGCCCGCGGATCCAGCGTCTGCGCGGCGGCGACCAGCGCCGCCCCGTCGGTGCGGGTGGACAGCCCACGCATGTTGACGTGCAGCGCCGGGTGGCGGTCCTCGTCCCAGGTGCCGTGGTGCGCCCACCAGCCGGCGATGTCGCCCAGCTGGAGGTCGGACGAAGCGTCGAAGCGTTCGGCCCGGTCGTACCGGCCGGCGCGTGTGATCCCGCGTGGCCCGCCGGTCACCTCTACCCGTGCCTCGCCACCGTCGCGGCGCTGCGCGGTGGCGTCGTTCACCAGCCCGAAGTCGTCCGGGGTCGGGTCGAGCGGTGGGCTCAGCTGGCCTTCCTCGAAGTCGAGCGTCAGGTCGACGGTACGCGGCAGGTAGAGGCTGGCCAGCGTGTTGAAGTGCAACCCGGCCACGGCCCGCTGCTCGACCAGGATCGGCGCGCGACTGCCGGCCGCCTCCACCTTGGCGCACTCACCCAGCACCGCCAGGAACTCGCCCGGATACTGAGGCCCCATCAGCGCCGTCTGATCCAGATCGCCGGTGCTCGTGAACGCGACGTCCTGGTCATCGCACTGCCGCTCCGCCCGCCGGCCGGCAGCCTCACCGGCGTGGCCGGAGTAGGCCGCGTAGGCGTCCGCCAGGCTGGGTGCGGTGTTCCACAGGATGAACTGGCCGTAGTCCACCGGCACCAACGCGGCGCTGAAGGCCACCGATGTGATGCTCACCAGGTGCGCCGCCGGGATCGTGGCCATCCCGATATCGGCGGTCAGGCTGATGACCTGCACCCCGTCCACGTCCACGGTCAGGGTTGCGTCATTCCCGGCCGCCTCGACGGCGGACAGCCGGACGTGGTGAACCTGCCCGTCGAGCAGGCTCCCCACCGCGGCGGTGTCAGTGTCGATACCGAGGATGGTGGCCAGGATCCCGACGCTGTCGATGGACACCGACCACGACTGGTCTTCGGTCGTGACCGTCGGCCGGAACAGGTGCGGCGTGTTGCCGTCCCAGGTGGCCGGGTCGGCCGCCCGGTAGGCGAAGTCGAGTACCCATCCGCCGGCGGTGGTGCCGACCACCGATGCGGTGACCAGCCCGGTCGACCCCGTCGGGCCGTTGGTGCGCGCACCTGCCGGCAGCCACGGCGCCAGCCTCCCCGCCCCGTACGACGGTGCCGCAACGGTGGAGGCCGTGCGCAGCGACCGACCACCGTAGAGCCCACGGGCCGAGCGCGAGCCCTCCGGGTCGTCCAGCGGCCAGTACGCGGTCGGCCCGTTCAGGTGGGCCAGCCGGGTGATCGTATCCGCGACCGGCGAGCTCTGAATCCCCAGCCGCCGCAGGATCCCGGCCGCCTCCAGCGGCACCCACAGGTCGCTACCCGACGCATCCGAGCGTGGCGGCCAGGACACCACCTCCTGCACCGTCCGCACCGTCGGCGTGTCACCAACCAGCCCGGCGCTCACCCGGATGGGCGTGTTCGGGCCGATCAGGCCATACAGGTCGGAGGCCGGGTTGCGCTGGGAGTACCGGTTGGTCACGGCCGTGTTGACCTTGCTGAGGCCGTTGTTCAGCGTCAACGAGAGCGTGCCCGGGCTGGCCGCCCCGAGCTCGTTCGCAACCCCGCGGGTGATCACCGCCGGGTCGCGGTTCAGCACGTCCGCCGTGATGTCGTGCCAGCCCGCGGAGTAGAACAGCTCCACCGTCCACGCAACCGACTCACCGGACATGACACCCCCCGCTCATGCCGGGACGCTCACGCCGATGGCCGGCGTGGCGTAGGCCCTGAACTGGACGTCGATCATGTCCGGGTCGTCACCGATGCCCCGCAGCCGCGCCAGCGCCGCGACCCGTACCCGCCACACGTCCATCGGCCTGCCCGCGACATCGCCACCGTCCAGGAAGATCACATGCCCGATGGTGCCGCGCGCCAGCAGCGTGCGGATGTCCTGGCCGGCCGGATCGGCGTAGAAGACCAGCCGGGTGTCATCCACCTCCAGCGACCCGTCGAGCGTGGTCACGAACTGCTCGCCGGCGGCCTGGATGCTCCGGGCCTCGGCGCGTAGCCGCCAGCCGACGAACCCGGCGATCTCGCCGGTGGCGTCCGTGCCGGCGTTCAGCTCGGCCCGGGTGGGTGCCGTGAGCGTGGCGATCGACACGACCCAGTAGGTCCGGATCATGCCTGCGGAAATGTGGCGGACCGCCGGAAACAGAGGTGGCGGGCTCATTCCGGCACCCTCATCACAGCTCGGAAGGCCGGATTGTTACGCACGCTGCGGGCCACGATCGTGGCGATCGCCCGGTCCAGCTCGGACGGCCCCGACTCGACCCGGATCACCAGCGGCGCCCTCTCCTGCTGGATTGCGCGGGTTAGCAGTGCCGCGGCCGGCTCCGCGCTGGCCATCGGAGCCGCAGCAACACCCACCGGCCAACGGCCGGTGGCATTCAGCGCCAGCAGCGCGGCCCGGTTCTGCTGGGCCACCGGCCGCCGGATCATGATCTCGCCGGCGGTGGCCATCATCGGCACCCGGTCCGGTCCGGCCGGGCCGCGCACCTCGCCGCCGTGCTGGAACGCGATCCGCTGCGAGCCCACCGGCGCGATGTATGACTGATGGATGTCGATGTTGACGCGCTTGTATGAGGGTATCCGGTCGATCGCCAGCCTCAGATTTCGCGCGTTCTGCTCCGCCCTGCTCATCCCCGGCGTCTGGATCCGGGTGGCCACCTCGGACGGGATCAGGTCGTAGGCCGCCGCGTACTGGTCGATCGCCTCCTCGCTGAACCCGGCCTGGCGCATCTGGTCGATGAACTTCTGCTTCAGCCGCTCGGTCTCGGTGGTCAGGTCCTCGGCGCCGGCTCCGGCTTCAGCCATCGCCGTGATCAGATCCATGTCGGCCGAGATCAGATCCCGGACGTTGCCGCGGTTGTCCAGCGCCGCCTTGCTGTTCCCCTCCAGCGCGGTGCCGCCCTCCTTGGCCGCCTCGACCAGCCGGCGCATCGCCTCGGCGGTCGCGTCCTGGGCCTCCTCGACGCTGAACATGATGTCGAACAGCCCCTTGAGCGCCTTGTCCAGATCATCCACACCGGCGGTCAACCCCTCGGCCTCCTCGGCGGTCACCCCGAACGTGGTGGCGAGGTTCCTGGCCTGCGGGTCAAGCGAATCCATCGCATCACCCGACTCACCCATGGCCTCCGCCTGTCGGCGGGTAGACTCGCCAGCTTCGTCGAGATCATCGGTCAGTCCCTGGTACGCGCCGCGGACATCCCGAGCCGCCCGAGCCTGCCCCTCCAACTCCGCCTCGTACTGGGCCGTCTTGGCCGCCACGTCCAACTGGGTCAGCCCCTGCTCCCGCAGGGATGCGGCGTATTCGCGGACCGCTGAGTCGATGTCCAGCGTGGCCATGGCGCCCTGCTCCAGCGCGGCGTTCAGCTCCTGGACCGCGACCTCCTCACCCAGCACCGCGTCGGTGACGGTCGCAAGGTCGAGGCCGAGCTGCTCGGCCCGCTCCAGGATGCCCCGCTTGTCCAGGTCGTTGGCGACCCAGGCGCGGGTGTTGTGGGTGACCGCGCCGGTCTGCTGGTCGAGGGTCTCGGAAACTTCCTCGATCCGCTGCTTGCCCTCGGCCTGCTTGGCGGCGAAGATCCCGAACGCGATGGTGGCCACGCCCAGCGCGGCGGCGAGCGGCCCCAGCGGCACCGCCGCGGTCACCCGACGGAACAGGCCCACTGCGGTCGCCGCCCGGCCGCCGGAGTTTTGAACCGTGTCCAGGGCGGCCCTGAAAGCCAGCACCTTGGGGACGGCCACCAGCGCGGCGCCGCCGGTCAACGTGATCGCGGCAGCAATCAGACCCAGCGCGGCCAGCACCGCCTTCACCGGCTGCGGCAGATCCCCGATCACCCCGGCGATACCGGCCAGCTTGTCCGCCGCCTCGCCGAGCACCGGCAGGAAGTTGTTGCCCATGTCGATCGCGAAGTCATTCACCTGGTTGCGGGCGATCCGCAGCTGAGCGGCGGTGGTGCCGTACCGGCGCTCCGCCTCCTCGGCCAACGCGGTGTTCTCATCCCACGCCTGCGAGCCGATCCGCAGCGTCTGGGTCAGGTTGTCCCCGCTGCCGGACAGTCGCCGCAGCGCGTCCGACACCCGGATGTTCGTCAGCCCGAGCTGGTCGAGCACCGCATTCACGTCGCCGCCGCGGCTCTGCAACCGGCCGAGGCCGGCGATGAACGACGCGATCGCGGCGCCGGCATCGACCTGGTAAGCCTGCTGGAACTCGTCGGCGGTCACCCCGGCGGTCTTCGCGAAGATCTCCAGCCGGTCACCACCGCGGCGCACCGACGAGTCGATCTCCAGAAATACCCGGGAGATCGCGGTGCCGCCGGCCTCGGCGTTGATCCCCACGTTGGACAGCGCGGCCGCGAACGAGACCACCTGCGACTCGGACAGCCCGATGGTGTTGCCGGCGCCGGCGATCCGGAGCGCCATCTCGGTGATCTCGCTCTCGGTGGTGGCGCCCTTGTTGCCGAGGTCCACGATCGCGCTCGCCAGCCGGGACACGTTCTCTGGGGCGGTCTGCATGATGTTCATCAGCCGGGCCAGGCTGGTGGCCGCCTCGTCCGAGGTGAGGTTGGTAGCCTCCCCCATGTCGATCATGGTCCGGGTGAACGCGGCGACGTTCTCGCGCTGGATGCCAAGCTGGCCGGCGGCCTCGGCGACCGCCGCGATCTCCCGGTGGCTGGCCGGCAGTACCCCGGTCAGGTCCCGGATGTCCTCCTCAAGCGCCGCCATCTGGGCGTCGGTGCCCTCGACGGTCTTCAGCACCCCGGCCCAGCTGGACTCCCAGTCGATAGCGGCCCGCACCGACAGGGCCAGCCCGGCGGCGATCGCCGCCCCCACGACCAGCATCCCCCGGCCGAGCCCGGTCATGGCCCGGTCCACCCGCGCCTGCCGCGCCTCCAGCTTCGCCAACTCACGCTCGAAGACACTGGCGGAGGCGGCCGCCGACTTGACCGGCCGCTCGAAATCCTTGTCCTCGGCCGAGATGTCCAGGACGAGGTCACGCCGCATACTTCCGGGCACGGCGCACCTCCTCGTTGCGGATCAGCTTGACGTGGATGCCGCGGGTCTCGGCCGGGTCCCGCTTGGACAACGTGGCCCGCAACGACTCCAGCTGCTGGCACCCGGGGCAGGGCTCAGGCACCGCCCGGTAGGCGTGCGGATGCCCGCCGCGTTTCGGATCCCACTCCTCCGGCCGGGTGCCGCAGCCACCGCAGGCGGTCAGCGACCGGACGTGCTCCCAGATCGCCTTGTCCCGGTCGGCCTTCTCCCACTCCAGGAACACGGTGTGTGGGATGCCGTACGCGCGGCAGACCCTCAGCTCAACGGCGAGCTGAGGGTCGTGGTCCATCCTTTTGGGAGTACTGCCGACTCGGCCATCCGCGGCCGTTCGTTCAGCCCCAGGATCACCACCCGCAGCTCAGTAGCCTCACCGTCCGAGCAGTGCTCGGTCAGGAACGCCTCCCAGTCCTCCGCGGTCATCCCGTTGTCGCAGCCGGCGGCCAGCACGAACGGGGGGAAGGTGTCCTCGTTGCAGTCGGGCGGAAGCTGCTCCCGGCGCTGCGCCTCGGCGATCTGCTCGGCGGTGGGCGGGTGCTCGGTCTTGGCCAGCTCGTACGCCGCCGGCGGCATCGCGGTCAGCGTGACCAGCTCGTAGCAGGCGTCCACCGCGGCCTCAGCCTTCGCCAGCTCCGCCGCAGCCGCCCGGTACTCGTCGGTGTCCTCCTTGTGCCGCAACATCGCCTGCCGGGCCAGCCGTCGCACCTCGGCCAGCCGCCTTCGGGCCTCGGCCGGGTCGTCGACCTGGATCGGGAACGGCAACGACGGCCGGGGCCGGCGCAGCAGCCGGTCCCGCTGGCTGTTACCGGCCCCGGCCGCCCTCTTGCGCTGGGCCATCAGGCCGGCAACGCCCAGTCGATGGCCGGCGTCCGGGTGATCGCGAAGCTGATCACCACGTTGGCCGGGTCCTCACCCGCAAGGTCCACAGACTTGGCCGCCGAGGCCACCGTGGCCGGGAACGTGTCCGCCAGGTTGGCCGACACGTCGCCGCCCCAGCAGAAGACCACGAACCCGACCGTGCCCCGGGGAAGCAGGGCGCGCAGAGCGTCAGCACCGGTCTTGGTCATGTAGAACGTGGCCGTGCTGCTGTCGGCCGTGGTCCGGCCGATGACCTTGCTTGTGAACGCGCTGCCGGCATCCGGCGCGTCGACGATGTTGCTGGACACGTTCCACCCGGTGGTGGCGCGAAGCTCCGGGCTCAGGTCGGTGCCGGCGTTCAGCTCGGAGCGGGTCGCCTGCAGGTTGGCGTTGGCAATCGTGGTCAGGAAGTACATTTTGCTGACCCCGGGGTGGATGTACCGGACCGCCGCGGTGATCGGTGTCGCTACCATTTGCTACTCCTCAGTGCTGTCGGTGCCGGCGGCGGCCGGCTGGCTCTTACGGCGCAGGCCAACGGCCGGCTCGGGCTCAGGCTTGGGCGGTGGCGGTGGGTCGGCCTCCTGCCAGCCGGCGGCGGCCCACACCAGCACGGCCGAGTCGGGGACCTCGACGGTCCGATCCAGCGTCGGATGGTAGATCCAGGCCATCAGGAGATCACCTCGAAGGTCACCGATGCGACGGCCGACCAGGTGATGGTCACCAATCCGTCGGTCGGGTTCCGGTAGGTGGGTGTCGCCCGGATGTACCTGTGCTCGCCGGCGGGGATAGCCACCGCCCGGTCGGCCACCGCCAGGTCGCCGTCGACCGTTTGCGGAGTGACCATGGTCATGGTCACCGATCCGCCCGAGCCGTTGATCGCCCGGATGATCGAGTCCGGCCGGACCTTGTCGCCGGCACCGGTGGTCGCCGCGTTCGCGGTCGCGTCCAGGCCGGTGGTCGGCACCGGCTCGGTTGCCACAGTCGCCATGTCTTGCCCTCTCTTATCGCCAGCCGCGGCGACGTGCCGCGGTCGCGGCCGCCCGGTCGGCAGCCTCCAAGAACCCGTCCCGGCCGGCCTTCACCGCCGGGATCAGGTACGGCCGCACCCGCTCCTGAACCCACAGCTCCCGGTTGCCGAACACGGGATGCCGGAAGCCGCGCCGGTCCTGGCCGAACTCGTACAGCCGCGCATGCGGGGCCTTGAGGGTGGAGACCCCCAGCCGCACCCCGGGCTTCTTGCGGCTGCGGGACATCCGCAGCCACATCGCACCCGGGATCCGGCTGGACCAGTCGGCCCGCCGCTTCGCGTCCTCGAGCACCGGCCGGCCGGCGCGGAGCAGCTCCGGGGCCAGCTCCTTACGCAGCGTCTCCGGCAGCGCGCCCAGGTCCTGGACCAGCTTCCGCACCGCATCACGGCCTCGCACGGGCATAGGGCCGTTCACCCCCTGGCACGGGTTGCTGGCATGTTGTAGCGTGCGCGGCATGGAGACCAACCAAGCCGCGCACGCGGCTCCTGACAGCGACCAGCTCACCGGCGTCTGGGTCCACACCCGGCCCGGCAACCGGGTGGAGATCTTGCGCCACGGCGACCTGTGGCGGGTCTACCTCTACCTGACCCGGAAGCGCCGCTTCTCGTCTGCGCAGTTCGAGTTCGACGACCCGACCAAGCTGCGCGAGTGCATCCGCGGGCTGGAAGAGCAAGGCCACGTCCGGGATCCGGCGCGGGTACCGGACTACCCGCTGGACCCGTTCACCGGTCAAACGCGTCGCAGCTGATCACGAAGGTCAAGCTGACCGAGGCACCCCCGGCGGTCTCCTCACCCTCCAGCTGGACCTGGTCCAGGTCCACCACGGCCGGCCGGGCGCGCATCACCACCCCACCCAGGGTCTGGTCGCGCCGAAGCTCGGCCACCAGCGAGTCGAACAGCTCGAACGCGCGGAGCCGGGGCGGCCGCAACGTGGTGTCGCCGGAGACCACCGAGATGTGACAGGCCACGTCGTAGGTCTCCCGATCATCCACCCCCGCCGACTGCCGAGCCAGGTCCACCGCCACCGACGGGAGCTGCTCGGACCAACCGACGATGACCAGCTCATCCTCCCAGTCGGCCACGTCCGGGCCGTCCAGCACCTGCACGCCGGGTAGCGCCGCCCGGAAGACGACCAGCATCGCATCCAACGCGGCCGGGATCGTGCTCACGCGAAACCCCCGGCCTGAGCCTCGCCGCCCAGCAGCTCGATCGCACGCCGTGGCACCGAGAACGTCAAACCGGCCGCCCGGGCCTCGATCCCGTCGCCGGAGCTCGCCGACGGCGGCCGGCGGGACTCCCGCCCCCGCTGGGTCGCCCACAGGTGCTGAAGGATGATCCGACCCGCGTGGGTGATCGCCGCCGACACCTGCCGCCGCCCGGCGGGGTAGACCACGTCCCACGGGCCGCCGGTGAACCACAGCCCGGCGGCGCCCTTGCGGATGACCACCCCGGCCTGCTCGTCCACGTCCAGCTCCAGCGGGTCGTAGTCGGTGCCGCCGTCCAGCACCGCGGTCACCGAGGTGACGGCCAGCACCGGCCGGTGCCGCAGCACCAGCGCCCGGGTGGCGTAGTCGTGCACCCGGTCGGTGTAGGTTCGCACCGCCACCGGACCCACCCCCCACTCCGGAGAGTGCTCGACGATCTCGGTCACCGCCTCGAGGAAGCGGCGCACCTCCTCGTCGTGGGTGGTGATCGCCGCCGCGATGTTCAGATGCTCCTTGGCATCCTGAAGGGAGAACAGCAGCGGCGGGGTCGCGTCGCGGACATCGAAGACATCGGCGTGGGCGGTGACCGGGCCGGTGGTCGTCAACCGCCAAGGATGCCGTCCCGCCTGGACGGTCTGGTAGTCGACCCGCAGGATGCCCGTCTCGGCCGGCGGAAGCGGCACGGCCGGGGTGACGGGGGTCAGGTCCGGCAGGGTGATCGTCAGCGTGGCGGTAGCCGGGTCGGTCAGCTCACCGTCATCATCCCGGATCGCAACGGCCACCTGGTAGATATCACCTAGATCAATCAAGTGACACCTCCTGAGGTTGGGACCCGTGGCGCGACGGCGGTAGCGGTCGGGACTCGGCTTGGTACGGCGCTGGCCCGGCCGGGCCGGTTCGGGTCGAACGCAGCGACCACACCGGACAGCGCCAGGGCAAGGGTGATCGCAGCGGTGACGGCGCGGTCGTTGTGCCCGGTCGGGGCGAGCGTCAGTGTGAGCGGTATTCCGGCGGTGACCTGGTAGCCGGTGGCGGTGGTGCCGGCCAGGGTCAGACCGAGCGGTATGCCGGCGGTGACCTGGTTGGGTGCGCCGGGCACCGGCGCGTCCACCACCGGGGCGACGGTGATTGTGAGCGGGACCGTGGTGGTGACCTGGTGCTCGGCCTGCACGGTGCCGGCGGTGGCCAGCGTCAGCGGTATCCCGGTGGTGACCTGGTGCTCGGCCTGGACGGTGCCGGCCACGGTCACCGTGAGGGTGATGCTGGCGGTGACCTGAGCCGGGGCGCCCACATCTGGCGCGTCGACCACCGGCGCCAGGGCGAGGGCCAGCGGCACGGCCGCGGTCACGGCGTGGTCGGCGGCTACAGTCCCGGCCAGCGCGACCGTCAGGTCCACTTCGGCGGCGGCCTGGTGTTGCGCGGCGGCGGTGCCGGCCAGTGCCACCCCGAGCTCGACCCCGGCGGTCACCTGGTGCTCAGCCTCGGTTGTGCCGGCCACCGCGATCGTCAGGGGGATGTTGGCGGTGACCTGGGCGGCGGCGGTGACGCCGGTGGACCAGATGACCAGCGCGACCGTGATCCGCTTGCCGGCGTCCCCACCGGGCAGGCTGACCGTGTCCGCCCTCACCCCGGCGCCCTGCCCGTCCAAGATCAGGTAGCCGCCGACCCCGGCGTTCCCCCCGGCGCCCTTGCCGGCGTAGGCGTCCAGTAGCAAATTCCCGCCGCCGACCAGCCCGGGGTTGATGTCGGTGGCGGTCCACACGGTGCCGGCCGCGCCGCCGTCGCGGATGGCCGCGGCGGCCAGCAGCAGCAGATCACCGGCGGGGATCGAGGCGGTGTCGCCGGTGGCCAGGGACGTGACGGAGCCGGTGTCGGAGTCGGCCACGGCGGCGTCGGCGAACCCGAACGCCCCGCCCTCCTCGACCCGCAGCCAGATCGCGTCGGTGCTATCGGCCGACCAGGCAGCGGTGAACAGCCCGTCGGTGACCGTCGAGGTGGGGACCAACTCGGCCACCCCGAGCGAGCGGCGGGCCAGGTCGTTGGCCGGCAAGGTGGCCTCGGCCACCCGGTTGATCCAGGACGCGCCGCCGGCGTTGGGGGTGACCGCGAAGCCGGTGCCGCCGCCGCGGGAGAACGCGATGCAGATCAGCCGTTCGCCGACCCCGCATGACAGGGTGACCGGGTTGGCCGAGACGGTTCCGGAGATCAGCCCGGTTGCGCTGGGTGCCTGGACGGTGCCGGCCAGCGCCACCGCCAGCGGGATGTTGGTGGTGACCGCGTAGTCAGTCGCAACGGTCGGCGCGACCGCGACGGTCAGGGGGATGTTGGCGGTGACTTGCGTGGGGGAGAAGACCGCCACCTCGTACTCGGCCCACGCGTCGGGGTCGTTGACCGCCACGGTGATGGTTCGGCCGCCGCCGCCGCCGGCCTTGCGCAACTCGACCGAGACGGCCAGGATGTCCCCGGCCGCCCAGGTGGTGGCCAGCTCGAAGGTCTGGACCTTGATCCCGACGGTGTTCTGCTCGCTCGAGTAGCTCGAGCTGGCCTGGAGCACCCCGGATGAGTTCCAGCGTTGGACCCGCCACCGGTAGCTCAGCGTGGCCGCGCTGACCGCGGTGACCTGGAACTGGGTGGAGATCGTGTTGCTGCCGACCGCGGTGCCGACCTCGCGCTGGAAGCGGAAGACCTCCGTGAACCCGCCGGAGATGCTGGCCGAGGTCAGCGTGGTCGGGGTGCCCTGGGTCTCCGACAGGTCCCGCACGTTGCCGGTGGTGAACGGCTCATCCTGGGTGGTGCGGTAGAAGTTCTTGCTGAAGACGAAGAGGCCGGTGTCCTCGTACTGGAAACCGAGGTCGGTGGCCGAGACCGAGCCGCCGCCACCGAAGGTGATCTGGTCGGCCCGGCCGCCGGTGACATCCTCGACGTTGTGGTCCGAGGGCTGGCCGAATCCCCACGCGGCCGACGGCGCGGCGGCCAGCCAGTTGTCGAGGTGCTCCTCCAGGAGCGCCGCCTCGATGTCGTCGTCACCGAATGAGTCGGCGGACCAGGCCAGCGCGTTGGCCCAGGCGCCCATAGCGGCCACGTAGGAGCCGGGGCCGACCGTGCCCTCGGTGGCCATCCGGATGCTGCCGCCGGTCGGGGCGGTCCAGTTTCCGACCGCCGCGTCCCCGTCGGCGTGGGATGGGATGCCGGTGGTGACATTGAGCAGGCTGAACCGCGGGGTGGCGCTGCCGGTGACCTTGCGGGCGACCAGCGCGTGCCAGTCGCCGGCGGTGGTGACCGGCCCGGCTGACTCGGTGGTCCCGTCGGACCACACCACCTCGTTGGATGCGTTGAGGCCGATCCCGCCGAGGTCGAGCCCGGCCGAGTCGTGCAGCCGGAACAGGGTCCGGGCCGCATTGTCGTACAGCGCCAGCGGTTTGAACAGCACCGCCACGGTGCCGTGCGTGATGGTGTTCAGGCCGCCGGTGCCGGTGGTGAAGATGATGTCGCTGGCGGCGTCGAGCGAACGGACGATCGTCATCGCGGCACCACCTCGGCCGAGCTACGGCCGGAGACCGAGCAGCTGCTTCGCGAAGAAGTCGAAGTCCTTGGCGACCGCTAGGGTTGCCAGGCTATTGCGGATGTCCATCAGCTGCTTCGAGTCGCCGATCGCGGATCCGAGCAGGACGGCGGACGGCTCATCGAAACCGTAATTGGCCTGAAGCCCGGCCGACCCCAGCGGGGCGTGGAAGGCGTCCATCATCGCCACCAGCCGGAAGAACTCCCGGCCAGCATACACCATCCGGCCACCTCCCCGGTTGATCTCGTCCTTCGTCGTGAATGCAGCGAACCCAGCGGCCATGGCTCCTCCTAAGAGACGGTGATCGGTGCGGCGGGGTCCGCCGACACCCACGAATACGAATGGTCATACCTGCGGTGATGCGAGACGCACAGCACCAGATAATCCCGCTCATCCACAGAGAAGAGGAGCCTTGCTCTGCTATCAAACCGAAGCCGGGCTTCATTGGTCGCATGATTGAGAGCTATCTCTAAACGACCTTGGCACGAGCCATCCTGGCTGGCGCACGGTCGGCCAGCCAGGGCTTTCTGATGCCGCTTGTGCGCGCCTGGGTAGCTGACATCGTCGCCACTCCAGTTGGGGCCGTTCTCGCGAGTCTGCCCCGGCCGCCGACTCGGATCGCCATAGAGGCTCCAGCGGCGCCAGTGCATGGCACACCAACCGCGCGCTAACTCCGGTGTCATACAGTCCTGGATTGAGCAAACTCGACCATGTGCGTCGGCGCGGTGCCTTCGTAGGTCGGCCTGCCCGACACTCCGGTAGCCACAATCCGGGCAGCGTGTAAGTTGGGCCACGTCAACCTCCTGGTTAGGTTGGCCAAGCCCCGGGCTGTCTCCGCAGCGCCGGGGCGCCTCTAGCATCATATCCATTCAGCTGACCGTGATCGGCGCGGCCGTAAGCTCGATTTCACCTGCGGCATTGAAGGTCGGGTCACCGGACAGTAAGACAGCGAACCGGAGCGTGCCGCCGGTCGGGCCGACGGTCGTCCAGACGCCCAGGTGGGTCGCGGCGGCCGAGCCGGCGCCGGTGAAGCTGAGCGTGCTGACTAGTGCGGCCACGCTACCGGATGCGGTGGCGTAGTCCGGTGCCAGCCGTTGGTCGCTGACCTGGTCGTTGAGGGTGCCGCCGTCCTGGATGGCGAAGAACGCGGCCTCCAGGTTGATCGCGGCGCCGTCGGCGGCCGCGTTGCGCAGTGTCGGATCGGACATGGTTTGCTCCTCAGGGGAATGGGTCGCCGTCGACGCAGTAACCGATTAGCCGGGCTAGAGGGGTCCCCGTCGCGGTTGCGTCAGAGTTGTTCTTCACACTGAGTGACCACTGGTTGGGAAGCAGTCCCAAGCCGCTGCTGTGGTTGGGCCACCACCTGGTTATCTTCAGGTCGGGGTCATCTGACAGCGTGTACTCGGCGTAGATCATCACGTCATTCGGATCACCCGATGGACCGCTGAAACAATCGACCGTCACCGTTGCCGTGCTGTTGGCCGGGATGCTGCTGATCGGGGCCATCCGGCCACGCCAACCGTCAGTCCAGTGGGCGTACCGGTCCTGAGATGGCCAGTTAAGCGGCGACCAGCCAGACGGGCAGGTCTCTTCAGAATCGATCACCCTCAGGTTGCCGGTGCTGTCCTGCCGGCAACCGTTGATGGTGCCGTCGGGGGCTGGGATGGACGCGACTGCGGCACCACCCACCAACAGCAAAGCGAGAGTCAACGCGGCCAACCCTGCGATATGCGTCTTCACCGGCTACTCCTCCTCGGGGTCCGGCTCGGGGATGGGCTGGCCGGCGGCCAACGACAGGTTGATCTGAGCGGTCACCTGGGGCACCCGCTCGGGCTCCGGGGGTACCGGCTCATCGGCCACCGTGGACACCCCCACCAGCGGTCACCGACTTGTGAGCCGCCGGTGCGGTCCGGCCACGCGGCGGGGTACGGCGCGCCTTCTCCGGCTCCGGCTCCTCCTCGGCCGCCGCACGCCGGGTGACACCGGCCGCGGCCAACACCTTCTCCGCCGCGCGCACCCGGTCGTCCTGGCCATACGCCTTCGCGTTGGCCAGCTCGTTACGGGCCTGCACGACATGCGTCGGTTCCTTGCCCACGATGCCTCCTAGCTGAACGTGAACGCGGTGGTCTTCTTGACGACGCCACCCGGGGTGACGACCGTGACCGTCACCGCCCCGGCGCCATGAGCTGGAGTTGTCACCACGACCGAGGTGTCACTCGTAACGCTCAGCCCGGTGCCCGCGACGTCGTCGAACAGCACCGCCACGACACCCGACAGGTTGGTGCCGGTGACGGTCACCGCCGTCCCGCCGGCAGCGGCGCCGGAGGTCGGTGACAAAGCCGGCGAGGCGGTCGGCGCCGGGTATGCCGGCGAGCTCGCGGTGGCCGCCCTGACGACCTTGCCCAGCGTGACAGCTCTCTGATCTGGCATGGCTTAGCTCTCCCTTTTGTTGTGCAGCTGCCAGGACGGGTTCGGCTGAGGCCGAGGGGTTGCATGCCCCTCGGCCTCACTCCCGAACTAGATCAGGTCTCAGTCCCCTGGAACGCCGGTGTGGTCAAGCCACTCCCCGTGATCTGCTGGTGACTGTTCGCGTATCTACGCATCGTGTAAGCGAAATATCCGAAGAGGACCAGCAGCACACCGAGGTTGGCCGCCTTCGCCTGCTCCGCCCGGATGAACTGAGGCGCGTCCGGGTCCTCCCACAGGAACGACTCGTCCCGCGGCACCACCACCACCGTGTCCTGGGTGGAGCCGATGTTGGTCGGGATGTTGTTGTCCACGATGACCCGCATCCCCGACGGCAGCACCCCGCGGAAGCCCGACCCGTACGTCTCGGCCAGGTTCTCGCCGCCGTGGCGGGGGTCAATGCCCGGCTGGCCGATCAGCGGCCAGGTCGAGACCATCTGGCTCTGCATCCAGTACCAGCGCCGCGAGTGCATGACCACCACGTCCGGGTCGGCCTGGCCCAGCAACGCCGCCTCGGATGCCGACGCACCCTGCAAGATGCGCGGATACAGGTCGGCGCCGGTCGGTGCCGCGTCGGTGTACGTGATGTCAGTCGCCACCGCCAGGAGCCCGGTGGTCGCCTGGTTGATGATCGTGCTGTCCAGGTTCGTCGCGTACCGGCGCTGCAGGTCCCGCATCGTGACCTCTTCGATGCCGGTGCCCCGGTCGATCGCCTGCCGGCTGACCGTCTGCTGGCCCGCCGCGGTCTGCACGTTCTCGGTCAGCAGCGTGTCGTCCATGTCGGTCTCGCTCACCGCATCGTTCTCGTTGGCCTGCAGGGCCGCCGAGCTGGGCGTGGTGATCCGGCTGATGTTCACCGTCATGCCTGACGATGGCAACGGAAGCGAGGTCATCGCGTCGGCGAACGGCCGCCGAGCCGCCACCGCCGGCGCGAACATCTCGGTCAGGTACTGGGGCACGGTCAGGCCGCTGAACGCGCCGGTGCCGGTCGCACGTTCCATGTACTGACCGCGCTCGACCCGCTCCTCGGACATGTGCCGAGCCAGCCGCACCTGTGAGCTCGGGTCCTGGTACAGGAAGTTCCGGATCACGTCATGCAGGAACTCCTTGCCACCACGGCAGTTCCCCTTGTGGTAGGTCCGCTCCTCCGAGCCCACCCGGGCGACCCGGTCGTATGCCGGCTTGGCCCCGGCTGTGGTCTTCGGATCCACGCTGCGTTCCTGCAGCGCGGCCTCGATGGACCGCTCCGCATCCTGGGCCTCGCGAGCCCGGCGCAGCTTGTCCGCGATGCCCCGCAGCTCACCCTCGGACGCCTTGTGCCGCTTCATCGCCGCGTCGCAGTCGGTGTCCTCCTCGCCGGTCAGGTTCGGCCGGCCGTCGGCCTTGGCCCGGGCCAGGATGCTCTTCACCTCGGCCAGCGCCCGGTCCCGCTTCTTGGTCGTCTGCTCCTGCTCCACCTCGATGGACAGGATCAGATCCTCGATCGTTGCCATGATTCGGTTGCTCCTCACAGAGTCAGCTGTTGGGCTGCTCCGCGTCCGCCGGGCGCCGCCGGTACGAGTGCGGGCGTGCGCGTCTGGCGGATGGCCACCGATCTGAGAGTCGGCTCGCTGTCCGCGGTGCTACGTGCTGTGGATGATTGCCGGTCTGACTGCCGGTACTGCTTAGGCCGGTATGACCCTCGGCCCTACGTTTCGAGTAACGCCTCGATGTGAGCGATGCTACGCCCCGTCCGGGGCTCCTCCCGCTCCGGCGCGACAGCCTGGTCGAGCTCGGCCGCCCGGGCCGCCACCGTCGCGGTCACATCCTGCCGCGCCTGCAGCCGGGCCACCGCCGCGCGGGCAGCGCCGGCCGGCAGGTGGTCCAGGTCGGCCAGCACCTCACCGGAGCGGGCCGACACGTCGGTCCACGGGTTCGCGCCGTAGTTGACCGCGCTCACGTCGCCCCGGTCGATGTCAGCCTCGCCGATCCGGAACTCGGTGAAGTCCGCGTTCCAGCGGCCGTCGCGCAGCATGAACGCGAAGGACATCTCGGTGACGTCCTCATCCTCAACCGCGGTAACCAGGTCCGACACGTCCTGACGCTTCGGATTCAGCCACGCGTCGGTGAGCAGCCCAACGTCATCCATCGACAGCCGCAGCGAGTCGTTGGTGGTCCGGGCCATCGTCACGCCACGGTGGTTGACCAGGAACGCGACGTCCGGGCCGGCCGCCAGGGTCAGGTCGAACGCGCCGCGTTCGATGACCTCCAGGTAGGGGCCGCTCTCGTCCCACATTTCGTACGGGGTGTCCACCACCGAGGCGTGGCCGGTCAGGTGGTAACGGCGCTGGCCGTTGTGCTCCACCAGCTCGGTCCGCATCCGGGCCGGGAACGACGCCATCCGGGCCGAGCCCACACCCACCGGCGCCGACCGGCGCGTCACCCGGCCCGAGCGGTCACCGGAGGCCTCACGGCGCGCGGCGGCCGCCTGCCGGCGCTCCGCGTCACTGCTGGCCCGCGCTATCGCCACCGGCATGGTCTCCTCCCGCTTCTGGACCTTGGCCACCGCCCGCCGCCGGGGCGCCGGAGCGGCGCGGCGGCCGGCGTACCGGAAGTCGGTCAACGCGTGCCGGTGCTGCATCCGCTCCTTCACCTCCGGGTCGGCCGGGGGCTCCGGCTCGTCCTCCACCGCTACGTCGGCCAGGCCCAGCTCGACCGCCTCGTCGGCGAACAGCCACGTCTCGGCCAGCATCAGCTCACGCCAGTCAGCGGCCTCACCGCCGGCCCGGCGCCGGTAGATCCCGGCCACGTTGTCCGACTGCCGGTCCAGGAAGGTGGACATCTTGGCCATGTCCGCGGCGTGACCGCGCTCCATGCCGAGCGCGTCGTGGATCATCATCTGCGAACCCGGGTGCATCCGCACCTCGTCCCCGGCCATCGCGATCACGCTGGCGATGCTCGCGGCCAGCGAGTCCACCGAGACCACGATCCGCGCCCGGTGCTGCCGCAAGCTGTTGTAGATCGCGATCCCGTCGAACACGCCGCCGCCGGGCGAGTTGACCCGGACCAGGATCTCCTTGGCCTGGATCTCGTCGAGGTCCCGGGCGAACTGCTCCGCATCCACCCCGAAGCTGCCGCCGACCTCGTCGTAGATCCACACCGTGACCGGCTCGTCCGACTCCTCCGCCTGGTTGCTGATCGCATACCAGGGCAGCCGCACGTCGGCCAGATCGGCCACGCCCAGGCCCTCGCGCCGCGCCCGGGCGATGATCCGCGCCGCCGTCCGGTCCTTCAGATCCTGCAGCCGGCGCACGTGGATGCTCTGGCTCACCGTCGCCTCCTCACCATGCGTCAACCGCATCGAATGTGGGCGGCCGCGGCGCCGGCACCGCCGAGAACGGGGAGACCCGCTCCCAGCCCTCCGGCTCGGCCACCCGCGCACCGTCCCGCTCCGGCAGCTCCCGCGGCGTGCCGAACAACCGCACGAACTCGGCCTCCTGCTCCGCGGTCAACGGCGCCCGGTTATCCAACTCCCGCGCCTCGGTCACGGTCATCCGGCGATGCTTGATCGCCTCGTCCATCATCTTGGCCCGCTTCTCCGGGTCCATCCGCAACAGCGCATCGGTGTTAAGTTTGACGAACCGGGGCACCGGCAGCAGCTTCGTTAGGTTCTTCTCACGGCGGGCCACCGCCGGGCCGAGGTGGAGGATCAGGAAGTCCAGGTGGCGCGAGGTGATGTTCTCGTACCGCACCGAGCCACCGGCGGACACCGCCGCCTCGATCATGTCGGCCGGCACGCCCAGGAAGCGGGAGATGTCGGCCAGGCCGTACTTCCGGCCCTCCAGCCACTCCATGCCCATCTGCTGGCTCTGCAGCGGGTCGTACTCCCAGTCCCGGCCGTGGACCAGCAGCCCGCCGTGGTCCATGGTCTCCTCGAACCGCAGCTTGATCGCAGCCGCCTCGGTTGAGGGGATCGTCTTGGCGGTGTTCTTCATCCGCGCCTTCGGTATCCCGCCGCCGCCGAACCAACTCAGGGCGAAATGCTGCGCCGACAGGTACTCCGACACCGACCAGGCCGCGTAGGCGATCGGGCTCAACCCCACCGGCAGGCCGGACACGACGTACTGCCGCTCATGCCACACCTGATCCGCGGTGTAGTCCCGCCCCTTCACCCGGTAGCGCAGCTCGCCGCTGTCCCGCAGCTCCCGCACCGTCCAGTCGCCGAGGGCCTGCAGGTCGATCCGAGCCGGCTTGCCCATCCCGTCCCGCTCGGTCACCAGCCCGAGCACGTTACCCGCCCGATCGAGGTCCACCTGGCTCGCGTACATCCAGTCCTGGTAGTCCCACCGCTCGCCACCCGGATCGACCAGCACCGCCGGCTTCGGCACCTCCGCCGGCCGCAGCCCCTGAATCCGACGGAACACGTCACACGGAAAGGTGCTGACCAGGTCGGCGCGGATCCGCAGGCATGCCCAGACCGCGCTGTGGCGCATCGCCGAGTCGGAGGTCACCGACACCACACCCCGGACGGTCCCCCCTGACCGCCGCGGGATGTCCCCGTCGAACAGCGGCGGCCCGTCGATCTTCGACACGCGGCGGTGACGACCGCGGGTGAACAGGCTCACGGGAGTCCCATCCGAGCAGCCCGCCGGGCCGAAGTGAACATCATCGCGAGCGCCTGCTCCCACGAAGTGCAGATGGTCACCACCGCCATGTCACCGCCGTGGTCATGCAGGAACCAGAAGCCATCACGCACCTTGCTGATCTTGTAGCGTGCCATCGCTAACCCAGCCGCGCCATCAGGATCGACCCGCCGACCACCACGGCACCGGCGGTCAGCAGACCCACGCCGACGCCAACCGCAGCCGACCCCAGCCAGATTCCCGCCACCGCCAGACCCGCACCGGCCGCACCGGCCAGCAGGCCCAGCGCATCCAGCACGTCCGTGATGATCTCCTTCACCGCACACCCGCCTCCGACAAGTCATCGAACAGCGCCACGGTGGCCCGATCCGAGGCGTAAAGCTGGCCCTTCCGCGCGCCGTACCCGTAGCCCGGCGGCACGGCCCAGGCCGTGAACGCCTCGGCGAACGCCTCGAGGCGGTCAGTCTCGGCGTAGTCGCCAACCGGCTCGGCCTGGTGCGCGAACCCGAGCGATGCGTCCAGCACGTGACCCAGCTCGTGCACCAACACCGGCAGCTCCAGTGCGGCCGGGCGCCCCGGCAGGACGACGGTGGTGCGGCGGTTCGTCCGGGCAGTCCCGGTCTGGTGGAACTCGTAGGCGACATGCGCGGTGCTGCGGTACGAGCGGCCGAACGACGCGTCCTCGTAGCGGTGCAACCCCGCGAACACCGGGTCCACGCCGCACAGCCAGTGGGGCCGGATCAGCCGGTGCATCCCCGCGGGGATCAGCGAGTACGCCGCCTCGATCGGAGCCCGGTACCGGTGGCCAACGCGCTCCATTAATAGACACTCATCATCAGGTCATAATCCGCGTCGATCACCAGATGCGCCCGGGTCTCGTACGCCCACCGGCCCACCGTCACCGACACCACCGGGGCGGTATCAGACTTCGAGTCCCTCGGCGCCCACGCGATCGTGTCCCCCGACATCCGGGTCCGGGCGCCGGTCACCGACGCGTCCAGATCATCGGAGGGCACCACCCGCAGCGTCCCCTGACGCACCGCGTCGATCAGCTGCCCGCACGCCGCGGCCATGCTCGTGGCGGTGGTCACCGCCAGGTCCCCGCGGTGCGGCTCGTTCGGATGCAGCGGATCCGCACACTTCGACACCTCGCACAGCTCCGGCACCTCGATGCCGGCGTCGGCGAGATCCTCCCGAAGCGACTGGTAGGTGCCGCGACCCATCCCGATCGCCACCGGGTCCAGCTCATCCTTCAGCTCCGCCAGCCGGCCCACCAGCCACTCGGTACCCGGCCGGTAGTCGATCAGCTGCCCATGCCCCAGCTCGTCCTCGCGCAGCCCGTACACCGCCACCGCCGCGTAGTCCCGCAGCGGGGAGATGTCCGCACCCAGCGCCACATCCCCGGCGCGCTTGGAGCCCGGGTCGTGCAGCTTCGCCCACTGCCCGGCGGTGATGATCCCCTCGGTCAGATCCGGCACCCGCTGGCACAACACCTCGGTCCGGAACACCGCCTCCGGGTCCGTTGCCAGCGCCGACTCGATCGCCTGGACGGTGATGGTGTAGCCAAGCGCCGGGTTCGCCTGCGCCCACGCGGCACGATCCCGCAACCGGCAGTGAGCAGCATGCGGGGCATCGGGAGAGCGTCGGGCGCAGGTGCACTTGACGTCGTCGGGTGCCGACCACTCGAACAGGCCGAGCTGTGGGTCCGCACCGGCCGCGCCGGCGGCCGCCGCATGGCCTTTCGCCTGCAGATCGTTGAGCACGATGGACCGGTCATCGCCAGCGTTGCTGAACCCGAAGATCTGAGCATTGCGCCGGGCCATCGTCGTCTTGGTGATCGCGCCCCACGCCAGCCAGTCAAGGTGCTCGCGCAGCTCATCCAGGTTCACGTCATCGCCGGCCTTACCGCGGCCACCGCGGCGCGACGTCGAGACGATCTTCCACCGGGAGCCGTTGGTCAGCTTGAGCGCCTTCTTGCCGTTCGTCTTGTCCACGTGCGCCTTCTCGGCGTCCAGCTCCGGCTTCGACTCGACCATCTCCACCGCGGCGTCCCAGGCCTCCTCCGCGGTGTCCAGGTCCTGGGCCGTCCCGATCACCAGCCGCACGCCCAACACGAACATCTTCCACAGGTTCTTGACCTGCAGGACCATGGTCTTCCCGTTCTGACGGGCGACTAGCACCACGATCACCCGGAAACGGAACGACCCGTCGGGCAGCAGCTCCAACGCATGGATCAGCAGCCAGCGCTGCCACGGCAGCGGCTCAATCCCCAGCACGTCGCGGGAAAAGTCCACCGCCGAGAAGCCCTTGCTGGTCTGCGGCGACAGTGCGCAACCGCACCCGCACAGACCCGGCGGCCCGACCACCAGCGGGCGGGTCCAGAGCCTAGGTGTGATCTTCCCCCTCGGCGGCGGCGCGAAGCTCGGCAAGGCGGCCTCCGATCGGCTGGTCCGGTCTCATCGCCTTGCGCGCCGCCGGTGTCCCACCTAGATCGCGCAACACCCCCTGCAGTTGCGGACCTAACCACCCGACGGTCTTGGTCAGGTCGCACTGCACCTCCAGCAGCCGCAGCCGCTTGAGCGCCGAGTCGTCGGCGGCCAGCTCCCGCCGCAGCTCCGCCAGCTCCGCCGCCCGGTCGACCGACTTCTCTATCTCCTCGGCCTGCCGCAGCGCCAGCGCCTTCATGGCCGCGTCAGTGTTCTTCAGCCAGTCCATCGCCTCCACGGCGGTGCGGACCGCATCGCGAAGGTCGGGAGCGGGCTCGCGGGTTGGCTGGTCAGGGACCGCCTTCAGTTGGCGCTTCGGTGGCATGTCGTCATCCTGACGTATCGTGCGGGCCAGCGAGCTATGACCTCGGGGTCGCCGAACGCCCTTGCCGCGTTCATCGCAGCGCCAGTGCCGCTAAAGCCCAGGTGGTCACTAATGCCCTGCCACTTCACGCCCTCGGCGCGCATCACGGCCGCCCGCCTACCCCGACTTCTTCGCCCAGCAGCCCTCTCGGCAGACTGGCATATCAAACACGGCCCACCCGACGCGGACCTGTGGCCGCAAGGCATGCGCGATGGCCTACGCGGACGCCTCGGGCCGACCTCGCCGGCGGCTGCGAACAGGGTCAGTTGGATCGCCCCGCTTGTGCCGCGGCGGACGTTGCAGATCCAATGAGCGAGCGCCAGGTTCCAGCCATCGTTCGACCCGCCCTCAACGACCGGTATCAGATGATCTCGGCTCGCGGACATGGGATGCGGCCAGAGCAGCCCCCGGTTCACGCGCTTGCCGCACAGGTGGCAGCGCCAACCGTCCCGATCGCCCACCTCGCCAACGGACATAGCCACGCTGCCACCGGCGCGGCGTCGCAGGTTCTTCCGCTGGTTCACCGCCCGCCGACGATCTTCCCTGCACTGCTCGCTACAGGAGCCAACGCACTCGCAACACGGCTGAGCCTTGTTCACGTAGTAGCGATGGCAGCGATCCGAGCAGGTCTTGCGGAAGTAGCCGCCCGGAAACCCTTTCTTCGATGTCGCCTTGGCGACGAACTCGACACCACACACCGCGCACTGGCTGTCAAGCGTGGGGATCGGGCGTCGCGGCTTCGTGGAGCGCCTGGGCCACCTGCCCGGATTGGCCCGCCGGCATGGATGACAGGCCGTCTCGCCCGGCGGGCGGAAGGTGCTGCGATAGATCAGCTTGCCGCATCCAGCGCATGCAATGTCAGGCCTCTTCGCCATCGAAACTCCCGGATATGCGGCAGCCCCCACGCCGGGAGAGGGTGGAGGCTGCCTAACCGCCATGATCAGTGGCGGCTGCCAGTTGGAGGGGTACATCCACTACGGAGGGGACACGGGGGGCCACGGAGGGAGACGTAGCCGCCCGGG